CTAGTGTCCAGTCGATCCAAATCCACCAGTTCGCACGCCGTCTGCCTCATCTCCGTCTGCAATCAAAAATGGTGCAAAGACAGCCTGAACCACACGTTCCCCAACTTCAAGAACCACTTCCTGGTCCGTAATATTTTTCATCTGAGCAAAGATATGTCCCTCATTCCCAGGATTGCCATAATAATCCCCATCAATAACGCCAACTGAGTTGATCAAGACCAATCCCTTCTTACGAGGGTTTGAAGAACGGTCATAGAGATAGAGTACTTCTGTCGGCTGCATATAAGCCTTGACTCCTGTTGGGACGAGAACAATCTCTCCCGGAGCAATCACAGTGCGTTCCGCAACCTTTAAGTCATAGCCAGCTGCATGAGCTGTCTCACGCTTGGGTAATAAATTTTCATCTGTAAAACTCGAAACCAATTCAAAACCACGAATTTTCATATTTTTCTCTTTTCTATTATCATTTATTCTAGGCTATTTTATCTTATTTATTCGAAAAAAGCACGAAAAAAGAGCACACAACAGTTATAGGCGATACGATAATTTACACTGTTTCACAATACATTGAAATTTAGAGCTTTAAAGCGAGAGCAAAGTTGACTTTTTACATCGTTTTACAGACATTTACGACATTTTTGCCCCTTTTTTGCCCCTTATAAAACAAAAAAAGCCCGCAAGCCTGAGCCTGCGGGTCGTTAAGAAGAAAGATTCTCCTTTCTTTATTTTGTAGTAACAATTAGTCCGTCAGGTAATACATCAAGCGCTGGTTTATCTGAGCGGCTGCCATCTTCGTTGACGTAGTACCAGCCACCTTCAACTTTAACAAGTTCTTCTGAAGACATTGCTCCGTTCTCTTCTTTGAGATGGTATAGTTTGTCCTTGTATTGAACCCAGCCAGTGACCATTGATCCTGAAGCATCAAGATAGTACCATTTACCGTTCACAAGCACCCAACCAACGGCCATTGCGCCGTTTTCTTTGAGATAGTACCACTTGCCATCGTCTTTCAACCAGCGAGAAGCTATTGAATAACCTCTCTCGTCAAAGTAGTACCAGATACCGGCAATCTTTTCCCATTCTTCTTTTGGATAAGACCCGTCGGGGTATTCATACCACCATCCAGTATCATTTCTTTTCCATTTTGGCTTGGCTTCTTCGTCATCTAGTAAAACAATGTTTTTGTCGTACGGATTTGAAGAGTATTGCCACCATCGAATCCCGTCCATGGATGGAAAATATTCAAAATCAGCATTTCCGTTGTTCAACCCATAGCCGGCGATCCAAAGACTGTTTGGGAATTTCGCAAGAATCTGTTCATAATAGATATTATTGAGTGTGAATGGCTTGTAGCTGTAATAGATTGGCTCATAGCCGTTTTCTTTGAGGATTTCCATAAAGCGAATACAAGCATCAGTATTTGCTTGCACGTCGTCGCTTGCGTGGTCTTCATAGTCCAGCACAAGATACTTAACTTTTTTAGGAACATTGTCCAAGAAGTATCGTGCTTCTCGCTCTGCTTCTGCTACGTCTCCACCAAACCAAGCAAAATGATAGAATCCAACAGGATTGGATTGCTCAACTTGAGCAGACAGGCAAGGGTTTAGGTAGTTTGTACTCTCTGAAACCTTTATGATGGTATTTTGTGTACCCATATCCTCCAAAATACCTGTAATATCGTATCCATTATGACTGGATACGTCGATGAATAAGTCGTTTTTCTTCATTTTTCCCTCCTAATCCTCGCTTGGCTCTTGATAGTCAAGAGCACGTTTGCTATCAGAAATTCCTGCAGTTGTTGGGTCTGGAATGATATTTAGGATATTTACAATTGTCAATCCCACAAGATAAGGGTTCGCAAAGAATTTACCAAGCAAGTCTAAAATGACTCCCCAGCTAACTAGGTCTTCTAGTTTTAGATTGAAATATGCGAGAATTGGCAAAGCTAATGCGAATGCTACTCGCAATAAAAATGTTTTGTTTTTTAAGTTAAAACGTACTTTCCAGTTAATCATGTGTTATTCTCCTTTGTTTTTGTCGTCATCTTTTTCAAGTAATCGCTGAAACGCTTTTAAAATCGGCTGAAAAAGAGTGACATTTCCTTTTAGTTTGCGGTAATTTTCAATGAGGGATTGAAATGTAAATGCAATGTACCCGAGATAAATCGAGTACAAGAATGCGAAGCCTGTCTTCTCAGGAAGTAGAACAGACATTGGGATAAGGATCATTAGCAAGAGGACTCCTAAAATCTTACGAAGGAGTCCGTTGATGCCGATTTTGCTCTTATACTCGATGTCAGGGTTTGCGATAGCAGCAATTGTCCCTGTGACAAAATCAATGATTTCCATCGAGACAATCAGTGCTAGAGCGTACAATACCAAACCATCTTCTGTTTGAACGAGGCTTCTAAAAAAATTGAAAAATTCGATTTGCATATAACCTCCTTAATCAATTCGTGGCATGACCACGGTCAAGACACCTTGCTGAAGCATCTCAGCAAGAGCCTGTTCTTTCCAAGTGTAGCCTTCTGTGGCTTGCATTTGGAACTTGAAAATAGTCTTGGTTCCTTTTGGCCATTTCGGATTGGTGTCAAACGGATATGGCATAGCGACGATATCGCCGTTTCCATACCGTGTACTTTTAACAAGCGGTTTGATGAACTCAGCCACTTTATTGTAAGCATGAGTAGGCATACCTCCATTTTGAGAAATGGCTAGAGCAATCAAGATCTCAGTGATAGCTGAAACCGTGTCAAGGTTCTCCTTGTTTTCCACGGTCGCTTGCTCCATCTTTGCGGTCATCTCTTTGTTTTTCTGGATTTGTTCATCTACCTTATTGAACTTCTCGTTTTCAGCACGGTTTGGGAAATTCTCCTGATAGAGAGCCTCAATAGCTAACTCAAAAAGTTCGCTATTTGATAGGCTGATTTTATCAGCAGGTAACAAGATAGGTACGATAGCACCATTTGAGTTGACAAGTGTGACTTTGGTAGCTGATGCTGTTCCACTTGCATCAAATTCCTGTGATTTTGAGCCATATTCTAGTTTCATATTTCCTCCTTAAATTTTGAATGATACGTTGTCAAAGTTGAGCCATGTAGCGTCAACGTTCCCCTTGACGACTACGTTACCTCCTGGATAAATCCCGACAACGGCAAGGCCATAGTCATTGTTTAAAGCGGTTTTGAATAGCGCTGTGGATGGTCTGAAATTTTCAGGCAAAGTAAAGATAATTGACTCACGGGTAGTCTTTCCGCCTTTACAAGTCCCTTTTAAATAAACAATCCCGTCGAACGTTTTTGAAAACTGCACTTTTTCATACTCAGGATGATGGTTCCATCCATTTTGTAAAACGGCATTTTGCCAAGGTGGGCTCTGAATGTCATCTTTGGTAGCAATCTCTTTCCATTGCGTTGGAGACCATTTATTGGCATTGTTATAGGTTCTAAAGAAAAACCTATTCGATGTTATCCCTGTGAAAAATTGCACGCCTTTCCAACTGTCAAGCCAATAGTTTTGAAATAGTCCCCAATCGTTGCCAGTAGGGTTATCTGCGTACTTTCCATTTCTCCAACCAAACTCAGTTCCTTGCTTACTCCAAATATCATCCCATTGAGCGCTACCTCTACTTAAGCCACCATAAGCATTAGTCAGCTGATATTGCTGAATTGGCTTGTTATTCGAGTAGATATCGCCTAGAACATCTAATGATCCTGGTTTCCCAAATTCTGCAACCTTACCGATGCCTACACGCCCGTTTTTATCATAGGACATTACTACGCTTTCAGTTGCTACTGTTGTAGAAAATTCAACGCTTGTAAACTTGTCCTCAAGCTTACCAATAATCACAAAGGATTTATTCGATGGATAATTCCCCGCCATGTTAGCAGCTGAATTAGTCAATGTATGAACACTTGTAAAATTACCAGATGCACTACCATTATCATCCGTGAAATTCTCATTACCTATCTGAGCGACTTTGAAAGTTAAGGACATTACATTCCTTTGCTTTCCTGACTGCATTATAGGGGCTATTCTGGCATTTCTTAACACTTGCAATGTATTTGGATTACCTCTAGTTCTAAGTGCGGAGAAGCTAAAGGAGGGGGCATAATACTCAATCACGTTGATAGTAATATCTTTAGTATCTGATTGTTTACCCCGACTATCGACAACATAAGCTCGAATGGTCGCCAAACCGCTGAAGTTCATGATACCAAAACTACCACCGTTTTTAGTTACGACCATTTTTTTATTAACAATTTCAGCTCGATATCCCGTAATAGTAGATCCATAGGCGCCAGACACATTGTTGAAGTTTACTTGGATATCTGAAATGATTTGTAAAAAGTCATTTCCACTCAAAAGCCGTCTTGCGACCGTATTCATGTCAGTTAATGAAAGACCTGTGAAAGTAGGCTTTACACTGTCTGGGATTTTAAAGTGCCAGCCATTAGAGTACACATCGCTTCCAATTTGGGTAGACCCATTATATGTTCGAATACATATATCCATCACTCCCGAACTTGTTTTAGGCAGGTATCGAGCCAAGTCAAGTTGAGGAGTAAATGAAACGCTAGTAGTATGATTTTTCCCCAAGTCTATCCAATCGCTTCCAAAAACTCTATACCAGACCTGATGAGTAAAGGAGTTCACTTTTCGATTAAATATGACGGTATGAAGTGACCCTAAATTTCGATTCCCCTCTAAGCTAGAAATTTGCGTAGACCTAGGAATTTTGTCGAATGTATAATTCGTCGAAATTGTAATATTGCCATGAATTCCATTGTTAGCGTCAAAAGATGCCCAGACCGACATGGTCTTTGTTCCGTCACTGTCATGAGGAATTGTAGCTTCTCCACTTGCTAGAGTAGTTTCTTGCCCCTCAGTTTCGAAACTTAAATTGCTCTTATATACACTAGAACCATTTAACCAGACTGAAAGAACACTTCCATTTTCTGCGTTCCATGTTCTATATCCTCCATCACGGTCAACGGTAGCTCTCCATCTAACTCGAGAAGAGTTGTTAGCAATATCCTGACTAACCTGTTCAATATAAATATTCAAGTGCAATGGACCGCTAGAATTGATAAATTTAGTCATTTTCCTCTTTTTAACCTCCTACATATCGAACAACATTCACATCTTTGTCAAGATAATACTGTTCTGTTCTAAATCGGCCGACTTGAATGGATTGGGTAAAGATCCCGTTATCAATGTGGATTACACCTTGCGAAATATACATGACTTCCTTACCTGCAGAAAACATAGAAATCCTATCATGACTGACTTTGATTGATGAACTAGCATCGTTCTTTCCAATAATGATCCCCTCATTTGAAGCACTCATATAGGTATCGATGAACTTTTTCATCTCTTTCAAACCACCAAATTCTATTGATAAAAACTCAATTCTCCTGCCTGCTTCGATTAAATCAGATTCAGATTTTTTTTGGCTTTCTGCATTTGATTTTACAAAGGCATTATAGGCTTTTTCTAAATCACTGAACTGATCCATTGTCGCTTTAGCTTTTAGCTCTATGTCATGAAGTTGAGCTTTTTCAGCTAGAGCATTAAGTTGCTCCTGAGTCAGTCCTTGGTCAGCCTTGGAGTCTATATCCCTCTGAACATCTTCGGGAGCTTCTGAAAAGTCTGTAGAGACTGTTCCTACCTCTACTTTTGGAAAGGCAATCCAAACAGTAGCAGCGGTAAATATATGTAAAATCAGCTCATTAGTTGCATTTGAGTTTTCTTTTTTCGTCAACTCAATGTCATAAAATTTCCAATCTGTGGTCAACGAGACACCTTCAACGGCGTTCCGATATCCTGCCCTAGCTTGAAAATTCGTATTATTGACAGTAGATTTTGCCCAAAAACTAAACCGAACAGGTTTATTTTTCATCTCGTCAACGGTTCCCAAACGTGTATCCCCACCGGTTCTAAACGTAACTTTTTGATTAGTCGCCTTACCGTTATAAGTAGATACAATTTTTAAAGTATTAGCTCCTCTGAATTTGATATTAGTATCTATGCTCAAAGTGAGCTGTCCTTGCGTTTGCTCCTGACTATCATCTAAAAAGTAAGTTGAGTATCGCTCTCTTAGACTACGTTTGAATAGTGAATTAAGAAAGAGATTTCTTCCACCGATCTCAACTTTAGCCCAACGATCAGTCCATTTGTACTTCGTTTTATCTGCGATATCAGGTTTCTCATAATCTGAATAATGACCAAAATAACGCTGCCCGTTATCTGTCATTGTTAAACCAGAACCATCCGCATTGTCAGAATAAGCAAAGTGAACATAAGGTGTTCTTCCATCTGCTCCTGGTTTACCTGGTAGCCCATCAGCGCCATCACGACCACGCCATCTCGTCCAGCGATAGTCAGCAGGGTTGACGCTGTCAGTTGAGTTGAAATCAACATAGACCCCTATATAGATCTTGTCGGCGTTTGTCTGGCTAAATCCACTACCTGAGATAGTATCGGCGTAGGCAATGTGAGTGTACTTTGTACGGCCGTCAGCTCCTTTAGGTCCTGGGATACCTTGGTCGCCCTTGACACCTTGCAAACCTTGGAGTCCTTGTAAGCCACGCTCCCCTTTCTCCCCTCGATCTCCTTTAGGACCTATTGCTCCCTGTGGTCCAGGGTCGCCTTTAGGACCTCGCAAACCTTGGATACCAGGCACCCCCTGTTGCCCACGTTCCCCTTGAGGTCCGGGAGTCAATTCAATTTTTTTTAGATCTTCTTTCGTTGCTACATCTTTAGAGTTTATTGTGAGCTTATCAATGTTCATTACAACTTTGCCGTCACGTACGGCAACAATCTCTTGCAAACCATTCATGATTCTCAAACGTGCTAAATCCAGATCTCCAGCAGTTATTTTTTTTGCATTTAACGTAATGTAATTACCAATTGCTGCAGAGACTTTTTTTGTTAGCAATTCATCAGTGGTTATCGTATCGACAATTTCTCCGACATTAGCGCTGTCTGCTTTTTTGACCCATGAACCTTCTACACGTTCCCACATTTCAACATAGCCACCATTAGGTTTAAACCATATATCTCCATTTTTGGGTTTGGTAGGGCTTGATGTGTCAAGATACATACTACCTTGTTTAGTGATAAGTTCGTCCAAATACTCAATTTGACGTTGCATGGCCCCCTTATATTTATAAGTACCTTGTGCAACTCCAGCAGCATTTCCACTACTATGGGCAGATAAACCACCATCAAACGAAAGTTTGTAGGACAGCATTGGAATATCAAAATAGATATTTTCATCCCAGCGTACTGTAACCCAGTCACCGGATTCCATGGCCATATCACCACGCCAGGACAATGTATATGGATAAAAGTTAAAATCACGGTATTCATTGAAGACACGATCCAGAATTTCTTGTGTAACCCATGGATTTTTTAACTTCATGATATTACCTGTGGACAATCCTGATTTATACACAACCTTATCAGCAGACTTACACTCAATACCTTTCAACCTGTAAGGTATCTCGTCACGTTCTAATCCACCTGGCTTATACATATCTTTTGTGATATGTCTTGATGTTGTCTTTAGCTTGATAAAATCAAGCTTCCCATTACGATTAAATCTGACGAAGCTTCCTGATAATTGCGCTAAATAAACTAACGCCTCACGATAACTTGTTTTTTCTAGTTTCTTCGCAACTTGATCATTTACTAATTGGATATTAGTATCTGTCGTGATACCTGTCAATCTCACGATTTCTGATAAAATATCCCTTGTATAAGCTGGATAAGTAAGCTGACTATCATAAGCACCAGACAATCTAACAAACTCGTCCTGTAGCTTAATTTTGGTCTTTTTATCATTACGATCTAGCTTGACCTCGGTAACAAAAAACTTGCCAAGTGGGACGGTTTTACCCGCAATTGCTACCGACATTGTTGCCGGCATCATTTCTTGCAGACCTTCAATAATCTCTTTAATTTCAATTTCTAGACTATTGATATACCCACCACCAATTGTAAAATCATGACTATTACCGATGGAACTGTCGTAAGTAGCTGATGCAATTTTGGTTTTTGTGTATCTCTTACCATTTAAGTCAAAGTTAGCCTCAAACACGCGCAGATGGTTCTCTATTGCTTTGATATAATCTGATGTTACTTCTAGCATAATTCCTCCTACTGCTCGATAATAGATACAGATAAGCCGTTGTAATAGGTCACACCATCACTCAGACGCCCCATTACTGTCTCTGTGATAGTTCCGCGATAACCAGTGATAGACTGTCCTAAAATGTTTGCAGTAAAAAATCCGGCTACCAATTTAGACTTGATAAGATTTCTTTCTGCTTCTGTGATAATTCCCCATTTGATGGAGAATGTACGTTTTTCTGCAATGACGTCACCCGTCATCAATCCACTAGCACTACGACCCGTAGAAGATGACCAGATAATCTCATTATTGATGCTGATTTCAACTGGAGAAGCAAGAGCTACTCCACCTACTGATATTTCACTCATGCATACCTCCTAAATCATGAGGGGCGATTCCCCTGTTTTAATTGCAATTTCATTGATTTTATCTACAATCTTCTTGGTGATTTTATCACCATCAATTGTCAAGTCAAGAGCACGAACCGCTTGTAACAACTGTGTCAGTAAGGCTAGAACTTCTGGTCCACCGCCATTATTTGACAATTCCGCTGCACGACGTGCCATTTCAAGCATTTTATTTTCCGGAGCAACAATCTCACCGTAATGCTTGTTGTCACCAATCATGGCAATTTGTGGTGTATTGGCCTTAACAAAGCCACCTTGAGCAAGTCGAGGTAGTCCAATGTAACTAAACCCACCGATATTTACACCAGGTAATTTATTAATCACGCTAATAGCGCCATTGAGTAAGCTGATACCACTATTGATTGTGCTTTCTACCGTGCCAAGCACCCCGTTAATAACGCTACGTACAGCACCGCCAATGGCACTTCCAACCATGGTTCCAACGTGAGTAAACGTTGAGCGTATTTGCCCCCAAAGTCCGCTAAAGAACCCGATAATGCCCGAAAATGCATTCTTGACATTGTTATATGCTTCGCGGAATTTTGAAGAAAACCACCCTGGTATGCTAGCAAGAGCAGATTGAATATTACTCCACTTCCCTGCAAACCAACTTGCAATAGGATTGAAGATACCTGTTAAACCTGCCCACGCGCTGCGGAATTTGTCTTTGAACCAATCAGGAATAGAAGCAAGATTGCTTTTTAACTCATTGTAGCGTTGAGAAAACCAAGAACCAATACCGGTAAAGATAGTAACAATGGCATCCCAAGCTTGTTTAAACTTATCCTTGAACCATTGAACAACAGGTGCAAAAATGGTCTTAACAGATTCCCACCAACGTGTGAACTCTGCAATCATCGAATCGATGTCAATTCCAAGTGCGGCCAAGAGAGATTTGATAATACCGGAAAATAGATTTTTAATTCCGTTCCAAGCTAAATCCCAATCACCTGTAAAAACACCCGTTACAAAATCAATCAAACCAGATAGAGCTTGAGCAAGACCACTGATAATATCAGAGAGTGCCGCAATAGCATTGATCAACGTTGTACCGACAACTTCTACTAATCCACTAAGAATCTCCATAAATTTTTCGACATCTACATTCGAAACAAAGTCTTCCCAAGCAGCTTTGAAAAAATCAAAAAAACTACCTAAAAGCATAGAGAGATTATCAATAGCTGGTTTTACATGAGCTTCATAAACTTCCGAAAACTTTTCGCCCAATTTTGATAGAACTGGATTGAGGTAAGTGTTCCACCCATCCAAAAAGCTTTTCATCAACTGACCAAAACCACTTGTCAAAGAGTCAATAAATGGTTTTGCTTTGTCATCATACACGCGTTTCAACGCATCACCAACATCATTTACCAGTGATTCTAAACTTTCAAAAACAGGAGCAATGCCATCTAATAATCCTGTCCAGGCTTTTACTAACTGTGGAACATTCGGGACTATTGCCTTTTCAATTCCTTTAGCAAAATCTCCTGCTATCTTACTGCCTAATTCTATTACTGTGCTGCCAGCACTTAAAATCGCAGATACAATCGCACTGCCAATTCTAACAGCGCCAGAAGATGTGATGACATCGTAAAAACCATTTGAGAAAGCTTGAACGATATTACCAGCAACCTCAGCTACGTTTCCTATGTTGGTAAATAGAGACACGAGAGCGCCTTTAATACGCTCTTTTTGACGTTCTAAGCCATTAGCTATACTTTCGGCTATAAAGACTCCTATCCCGAGAGCAACAGTCCCCATCGAGCCAGTAAACTGCCCTAGAGCATAAGCTATCTTATCAAGCATAGTTTGAAAAGAAGCAACAACTTTTGGATCTGTAAAAATCTCTTGTAGTAATTCACCGATTCGTTTTAAAGCACTCTGAAGGCGTTCAACACCATCGAATCTAAATGAAGCATTGAAACCATTCTGGAACAATTTGACGAGTTCAAGCAATCGTTTAAATAATCCATCAAACAGACCGTCTAATTGATTCCCACCTTCAGCAATTTTCCCCATATCGACTTCAGCGCCTTTAGGTGTTCCACCACCTCCGCCGCCTGAACCACCAGGACTGCCTCCGGAATCTCCACCACCATCTCCGCTATCGGATGAGTCAGATAGTTTATTGATTTGGTCAAATCCCATGAGAGATTTCATTTCTTGAGCAGCTTTCTTAGCTGCTTTACCAGCTCCATCCGCTGCCTTTCCAGCTCCTTTGGCGGCTTTTCCTAAGTTGCCAGCTCCTCCTGCTGCACCATCAGAAGCCTCTCCTAAATTACCAACTGCATCGGCTGTTTCTTGGATACCGGAGCCTTTCATTGACTTCTTGCCAGTAAATAGCTCCGTCAATGCTTTAAAAGCATTACCTACTGTCAGCAATTTGCTGAGCAAAAAGTTAATAACTTTGATAACTGGGGTAAAAATGTTAATCAAGCCAACTCCGACGCTTGCCATAAAGCTTTCGAACTGTAGCTTCATAATTCTAACTTGGTTAGCCCAACTATCAGATGTCCTAGCGAAGTCGCCACTAGCCAGTGAAAGCTTGTCTGTTACAAATGCAAATCGCAAAGCAACTTTTTCAGCCTCAGACATTTCTTGTGTCGTCTTTCCAAATCCGTTAGCCATTGCGTAGGCATCAAGTGCTGATTGAGTCATGACCACGCCTAGATCTTTAAGTGTCTCTGTTTCACCAGTAAAGACTGATTTCAGCTTTGTGTAGGCTTCATCTTGACTAATATTATAAAAAGATGCCACATCGCCCGCTAAACTAGTTAAGGCTGTCGACATCTCGTAAGCTTTCTGTTCGTTAAAACCAAAAGCTTTAGTCATCGCACCGAATGTACCGGTGTATCGTTTTGCCATGGTCTCTGATAACCCAGAGGTATACATAGCTTGTTTTGCAAAGTCATCAACTTGCTTGCTCATGCGTGGGAAAGCAACGTCAACAACGTTTTGTACTTCGTTGAGATCTGAGCCGAGCTTGATAGCTTGAGCTCCGAAATCAACAAGTTTCTTGATTGCAAATGCTCCTGCAAGCATCTTGGCAGCTTTCGTCGCCATTCCTTGCAAGCCACTCATCTGCCCTTTAAATTGTTTGTCGTTGACGACAAGGTCAAGACCAATCTGGCCAACTGTTTGTGCCAATAGCTATCACCTCCTACTTAGCCATCTCAACAAAGGCTTGTTTTAATTCTTCAAGAACTTGAGTCAAATCTTGTTCTGTTTTCTCTTTGGCAAGTTTCAATCTCCATTCGTTGCGAATACGGTGCTGTCCTTCTGAAAATACCTCTAGCATTTTAGGGTCATCTTCGCTTCGAATTTGGACAATTCGACCAAGCGGTGTTTCTCCAGACAAACCAGCTAAGAGAGCCTTGAACTCTTTCCACTTCATATTCTTAAATTCATTAGAGTATACAGATAAGCCATACTGTGTCCTGAGAGAACTGACGATTAAATCGAAATCCTCAAATAGGTCATAGTATGGCTCACTGTTCTCCCACTTCTTCTTCTCCCATGACCAATGTCATCGCTGCTTCAATAACTGTAGTTAAATCAGCAAAATTCAAACGCATTTCATCAAGTGTTTTTCGACTATTTTTAGGGAAGATTAGCTCAAACATTTCCATCATTTTTTTTGCAGATGGAGTACCTTCTTCATCACCGATAGTCTGCATCAGAGTCAGTACAGTTGTTGCATCTGTATTGACTTCAATTTCAGCATCTTTAATTTTCAATTTTGGATTTTCTTCAAAATTGAGTTTTTCTGTGATATCAATTACTTTTGACATTATTCAGTTTCCTTTTCTTCAGATAAAATGTTGATCAGTACTTGACCAGTTCGATTTTCTTTGCTTGCCATAGCTTCGATTCGCTCTTTGGATTTACCGCTTAAATCAACGGTATCTCCAGCCTTGTATTCAATACCTGTATCGGTATCAATAAAAGCCATGGTTGCTATTGCGTTGGTTTCTTCAGCTTCAGCCATATTTCCTCCTTAAAATAAAAAGAGGGTCGAAACCCTCTAAATTAACCTGCTGGCACCACTTCCGGTTTACCATTTGACATGACGTCAAATGACAATGGTGCAACACCAGTTGAATCCCCCGAGATAAAATCCTTAAGATTGATAACCGCGTCTTTAAATTTGATTTTAGTTCCATCTGGGAAAGTCCATTGGAAGTCCGCTTCAGAATCGCGACCATTTTTAAACGCAAGACCTGCAATGTAGTCGTTACCTGCATCACCTACGTTTCGTTTACCAGAAACGGAAATTGTAACTGACTTAGCAGTCATCAAACGGCGTGTCCAACCTTTTTGGTCAAATGGTTTCCATTCTTCAACACCATTATCAAATGATACTGAGAATGATTCCATGTCTGCAATATCAACAAGTGATTCAACTCCTGCAGTTCCTTTATTTACTTGGAACTGGTTTTCATATACGGGGAATACCCCAGTTTTCTGAGCCATTAGTTGCCCTCTCTTTCTCTTTCGTAATATAAATCAAGCTCGATAACACGCTCATACACGTTATTATCATCTGTTCCTACGTCCACAGGCTCGTTCTGTAATAAGGCAATCATCTTAATAGGTGTTCCACCGATAACAACCGATTCAGCCTCAAATAGACGATTGTAGAGGTACTGAGCACGCTTCTCAGTCTCATTCGCATTCTTGTTCCAGTGAATTAAGATGCTGATTGATTTGACATCATAGCTTGCCAGTGATCTGCCTCCGATTGCTACCCGAGGACCATTGATTGTCTTTCGTTGGTAAATTCCTATACTGTTTTCTTGCTTGTTATCGATCTTACCAATGTAGTAGTTGTTAGCTGCATTAAATGTTTTAATCCAGTCACGGACTTCAGCTAATGTAATCATGCTTAAACCCCCGTGATTTGTTTGTAAAGTCGCCCGTAGGCTTGTTTTATTTTGTGTGACTTCTTGCCACCATCAGCCCAATCCTCAAACCACTTCCCTTTTGCATGAGGATTTTCTTTCGTCTGGAATTGATATTCAGGATGAAAGTACAATCGTCTTGCGTAAGGAGTGGAATGTACCAGGCTTACTACACCTTGGGATGAACTTGAGTAGTCTGGAGCCATTGCTTCGCCTTGCAACACACCTTTATCAAAAGGCACTACCTGCGCCTGCACAACTTCTGTATGCAGGTATTCAGCAGTCTGTTCCAGTGCTATGATTTGAGCCCTTTCCAGTTTGCGGATAGTGCCAAAATCTAGCTTTACTGTAGACTTCGCAAACATAGCATCACTCCAATCCGATATAGGTATAGTTGACAGTCCCATCTGGATTTCTAGCTTTCCGGCTGTCGGCAATCTTCCTGGCAATGCCAAATACAATTGCAGTCCCACCGCTCAATGTAGGCAAATACGGTGCAATATCACCAACGAAATAAGCTGACCCAGTAATTTGGACCAGCTTCTTCTGTTCAGTTAGGACTGTTTTGACACTGTCCTGATAATTGCACTTTAGATTAGCTCTGAACGCCTCTAAAGGTTCGCCGTCTTCAGAAACTCCTTCTTGGTTGACTGTGACTGTGATTTGCGTCTGGCAAAATTGAGGTAAGACAAGTTGTGGAAATTTCATCAAATAACCCTCCTCGTCAATCCTGTTTGTTTCAAAAGTTCATAGGTTTTGCGATAAATAACAATACCTTGCTCTGTAGCAATATTCCAATTTGATCCAAATTGCATTGACACACCATTAATGCTGTAGTTTGAAACTGTAGTAGCTATCAAATCAGCATTAACCTCCTCAAAGTCAACAATCTGACAACAAGCCTTTTGGATAACTTCCTGCTGAAATGGTGTCAGATTGTTGAATCCAATGCCACGGATTCGGTTGAACGTAAGTATATCAATCTTGTCAGAAGCTGATTTAAGTTTGCTAGCCAGAACTTCTGGATCAGCAGAAATCACACCAACAAACGTCTTTTTGTAATAATCTGGACTAGCATACATGACTGTTACTCCTTAGCTCCTTTGAGCTTCTTGATTTCATCCTTAGCATTTTTCAATTCAGCCAAAACTTTTTCGTGCTCCTCTTTTGACACCTTGTCTACAGATTCACCATATTTAAGTTCACCATCTTCGTAAACTTCAAAGCCACGACCAACAAAATCATTGATCGCTGACTCATCGATATCATAGACGCGAGCGCCCTTAATTGCTTTTAATGCCATATACTACACCATCCTTTCTTACGCTTTCGCGTTGATAAAGATACCCGCTGCTTTATTCTTAATCAAGAATGCATCCATGTAGAAGCGAGATTGGAGCAAGTAGTTGTCAGCTGTACGTGAGTCATGTCCTGGTGTAAATACTTTGATGTAAGAGTATTTTTCACGAGCAACTTCACAAGATGGGTGGATTAAGATGAAGTTCATTTGTTTCGCTTCATCTGTTGCGACACAACCATTTGTAAAGTTGTATTGTGATTTCATGCGAGCTGATTGCACTTGTTTGATTTTAACGTCATCAAGGCTATAGATAGAGCGTTTGACGTCGCCATTTGAACCATTCACTCCTAGCACGCGTTGGATGTCTTTAGCCTGCTTGAAGAGCTTGTTGACAGCTGGAGTGACGTACAAAATGCGACCTTCAGATGGGACGCCTGCTTCGTCCATTTTTTCCATGGCATCATCAAATTTTTGCAAGATATTTTCTGCAGTCAATGTTGTAGTGTCGATAGTGGCACCGTTAGCGGCATACTTTCCAGCTTCTGTGTAGAGTTTTGAGAACACGTAGCAATCTTTCTCAGGAATACCTTGTTCAGTTTCCAGAGTGTTTTGGACATTGGCAATAGAGACGACAAGGTTTGTTTCATCAACATCCATAGGATCGATTGCAAATTCAATGTCGCGGTCATGTTCGAGTTTCTTTGGTTCCCAATCGTTTGAGATTGTTCCAGAATTAAAACCGATAGTTTGACGATTGTGGTCTTTGTAACCAGATACTGTGATGTTTGGTAGCTTGATTGTTTGGGCGTTGATAAATTTCACTTGCGGATTTGAGTTAAACAAATCTACAGACGCAAGCTCCTTTGCATATTTTTGATGCAAAGCTTGTTCGAATTGTTCTGCGTAGTTATAAACTGTCATAATTTAATTCTCCTTTTTTTAAAGACCAAACGCTGCAGCAATGGCATCAGTTTGGCTAGTTTGTTGTGTTTTACCGGTAGATCCGATTTGTTGAAACCCAGTTGACTCTTCTTTGTTTGGCTTCAGTGCAGGAACGTCTTCCAACACTTTTGCGACAATAGCTTTGAAATCTTCTGGTTTCGATTCAAGTGTGAGAGTTGATGTATCAGCCAATTTCATCACATAAGGTAATACACCAACAGGTAATCCTTCCTCGATTGCTGCTAATTGTAGATTTCGCTCTAAATTAGCTTGCAATGCACTTGCTTGCGCCTGCGTTAACTGTTGCTGTAGTGATGTGACGTCTGGTGTTGCATCAGCTTTCTGCGACTTAAAAGCAGTAATAGCTTGAGCCATTTCTTCACCACTCAATCCTTGCTGCTTAAAATAATTTTTTAGCACGGTGTCTTCAGCAACCTTTTGCTTGCCTTCGACAATGCTAGCGATTTTGTCATAGTCAATCTCAGGAGTGCTAGCTGGTTGAGTTTGGCTTGACGTGTCTTGTCCTCCTGCAGAGCCAGTTCCTGTATCTGCATTATGGAAAAATAGTTTGCGTTTGAACATAGCGTTCTCCTTTCAGTTTTAAGGGTGTCTCCCTATTTCAGTTATTGTCACTGGTGTCTCCACGTAGTTTTTAGTCTTCGGACAAAAATTAGAGTATAAGAAAAACCGCGTCAAATTCGAGGCGGTTTATAGCAATTTACAGTGATTTATAGCAGTCTATTCCTGCAAGTCAAGATGTTGGATCACCTCCTAATCTTTAATGGCACGATTTGAAACCTTGGTGTAAACATCCACATAAGTCTCTTTCTTGTCTCCGTTATGTGTGATTTCTGCATAATTTCCGCAAAGCTCGCTTGATGTAATTGTGTTCGTACTAACAAGAGCTTTCCAATTTTGCAGGGTCTTGCTAAACCAAACTACAAAGCAGTCTTCTGCTTTGATTTCACGATCTGATAAGCGCGAAAATTCTTGTGATGCCAATTGTTTTGCTTTCTCTAACATTTCATTCCTCCGTTTTTTCATATGTTTCTGCAAAAATATCAGGCTTACATGGATAAAATTCACCTTGCACGCCTTTGATAATGTAATCGCCTTTTGATGCTTCCATGATGCCCTCTAAAGTCACAATAGATAGTTTTCGAGTGTTTAAATCGTAGGGTACAGATTCAATACCCATAAAAGTAGCGATTTCTTTTACATTTTCGCCCGTCCACTGCACCGCCTCAATGACTACTGGTTTCTTTCTGTATTTCATTTTTTCAATCCTTTCTGAGTACAAAAAAAGCACCTTATCGGCGCTCTGTGATATTAACAATCGTAAAATACATACTTCTCACGTTGCAGTCTAAGTCTTTTCTCATCTGAATCATAGCCGTACTCATCTGCAAAATAATCGTATTGATCTTTGATACATTTGTCTAGTTTCGCTTCAAAGATATCACTCTCTTCTTGTGGTCCATAGATAGCCGCTACAGGAAAAATCGGGGCTACTAAACGATATCCAAAGATGTCGCTGAATGTATCTGCTTTTTCTGCTACACGTAGATAGCTTTCGATAATCCGCATGACTACCTCTCCTTTAGTTTATTTATAACATAATTATAACTCTCAGGAAAAGTTTTTTCAAGTATTTCTCTGCGTTCATCATCAAATTGTGCCTCAAACACATGCGCAAAAAACTCGCTCTCGATATTTCCTTTTTTCTCCCAGTAAACGAGCGAGTGCGAATACTTACCTTGTATTCTACCTTCACTCAACGCTCCTAATATATCAGATGCCGAAGAGGCTTTATCGTTGATGTGGATTGCTTCGAAAATAGTATCGTCAGATAAATTGATAAAGTCTTTACGTAGAAGTTGCAGTATTTTTTTATCCTTTGTGAATTCCCAACCCAGCTTCTCATCTATTTGGTGACCAAATTCATGGAAATAACCAGTACCAGGTCCGCGAGGGTCATCTACGTCCTTATACATGTTCAGGAAGAGTTTTCCAGATTCATATCTTACAACTCCTGTTTCTGCAATAGTTGCAATCGCCGACTGGTCGGCTAATCTTGCAAACAAGTCTTGTCCAAGCTCTGTACCACCCTTGAATTTTTTTCGAGTCGCATCGATATACATGTGTCGTGTCTCTGCAGCAATCTTCTTCGAAGCTACGCCACTAGTATCTCTAGGCAATCTCTGACGATTGATGAATTTCTTGTAATCACTATCACTTTCGAGAGAAAGTTCTTTGTATAATTTATATCCTTTTTCCGCTTCAAAATATTTCAGATTTTCTTCTGCATTAGACTTAAATTTAGACCATTCCTCCGCCCTTAATGTGTACTTCTGAACATTGTCTTTATCGAGACTGAACTGTGACAATCTGCTAAAACGTTTCTCCTGTCGCTTAGCATGCTGAACTTTGTTGTCCAGTAACTGTCTTTCCTTGATGTCGTCCAATTCCTGATTTGTAAATATTTTCTCTGGCTCGCTACTGATTCCAGGGAAATACGTTGTATGCTTATCTTTACAGTTAGGGTGATATAAACCAGCTGCCATTGCAGAACTTAATAATGGATATGGACCATCAGCCGCACTGCCTCCTGACCAGACATCATCAATCAATACTTTACCTTCAAAAGGCATACACAGAGGACATGCATTCGATCGCTTGTTTAAGATAACAGTATGAATCCCCCACTCCTGGCGCTTGACTCCCTCGCCCATTAGGTAGGCTCTTTTGGTTGCTGTCCGAATGGCCATGTCAGTGTACGATACGATATTGACCATGGCTCCATTATTGTATTGGATGCATGTGATTCCCCGACTTAGAAAATCTTTGGTGGCCATATCCACTGATTGCTCGTAAGTCTTAGCTCCTGTGTTAGCTGCTACCTGAGCATCAAATATTGTACGCCTGTACTGGTCATCTGTATACCGCAATACAGCATGCTCTGCCGTCTTCATATCATGCTCGACCGAGTTGAGTAACGCATTCAACTTTCGTTCATTGATAGCGAAAAATGAAGCCCCCAGATTATCTGTTCCACTGTTAAATTCAAAACCGTTCTTGATAGCTTCCAGGATAGACATTTCCTCATCATCCATGCCTTGCTTATAGGCTTCTTGGATAGCTGTAGAAATCTTGCTATTGATATTGGCAAACTCTTTGCTATATTTTTTGGCATTGGATCGCTTAAATCGTTCAAGCTCTTTCAATTGAGCGACCTGCCATTGTTCCCATTCAAAACCTTCAGCAGTTTCCTCTGCCTTATGCCTTCCGAGATTTCTAATCATAGAATCAAGCAGATCGTTTTCGATTCGCTCAAATGCTTTAGATACATCATAAGCCATTGCAGTACACCTTAAAACCTTGCGCCTTAAAACTTCTCAATTGTCGTTTCAAAGCTGTTTTACTAGGCATTTTGAGGTTGAGCATATCCAACTTGTTGTTCTTCTCAACAGCATAGATACCAAACTCTACATTATCACTCGCTATCTGTAGAAGTCCCTGCGCTTCCTTCTGACCCATGTGATAGATCCTCTGTCCTATCGTCACTGTCTTCAGCATCTTCAGCCTCCTTCTCTATCTCAAAATCGTTAGCAGCTTCATTCAAAGATGGTACGTCGACTTCTGTCACACCTTGCTCCGCTTTGATTCTTGCCACTTCATGGTCTTTCCAGTCCTGGTCTTTTGAGTCACCGTACAATTCCTCAACGCTCGCTTCAATCGACATGATACCGCCTGTCTTAGCTTTGGATACCGTCTCAACCTGCGATTCAAAACTAGGATTAGCATACTCACCAAACGGCACGTCGACCTTGACTTTCTGTAGTGGGTTTTTCTTAAGCACACTATCAGCATTCAAAACCATACTGATTAACTTTGGCAGGTAATCTTGCAGAGCTGTCACAATAGCATTACGAGTATAGAGAGTTGCCTTTTCTTTCTCGCGTTGTGCCTCAGCATTATCTAGCTTCTTGACATCGATACCGAGTGTTGATGGGCTAATAATGCCTTGTAAAGCTAAATCAAGCGCAGTCACATATGTACTCAAATAACTTTCATGCGGGATATTAGCTTGTTGTAATGTGATTGTGTTTTTGGCATCCTCACCCATAGCCGTCTCGACCTTGATAAAACGATGGTCAAAAGGATTGCCCTTACTAATTTCGCCTGTGTAAGGATCTCTAGGGAGTAAGTTCTCAGGAATATACTCTCGTGATCGTCCAGAACGAAGAGCATCCATCCACTGACTCCAAGACTCATCCAAGCTATCAAAGGCATCTGTCTTACGATCATAGATAGATTGACCACGGCCTTTTACTTTAGGTGACGTGTAAATCTTAAACGGCAAGCACAAGATAACGGATTTATCGAACTCCACATCGACAAGGTTATCAGTGTACTCTGTCGCGCTTATATCTAGCTCAGTTTCGCCCCTGTAGAGCTTATAAGTTAATGAACCATATCCGTAGATTTCCTCGAGCAAATAGCTCCGTCTGTGTTCTGTGAAGTGCGTGCGGAAAACAACTTCTTTCAATCTTCCACGGTTGTAGATGATTTCAATTCTATCTCCACCAACCCATTCAACAATAGGCAATGCTGTAAGTTCCGGATCAAATGAAATACGAAAAGCACCATCACCCATCACAAGACTGTCTTTAATCGCCTCCTGCAGTTGATCGTGGAAGTTGCTATCTTCAGCAATCTCTTCCCACAATTTTCCTTGTGTTTCCTCGGAAAAGTCTAAATCATTCATATCGTGCAGCGTGATATCTACCAACCTATCAACGATGAGACCAGGTATTCCTGTGTGAATCTTTCTAATTTCTTGCCCAGGAGTACTTGTCGCTCCCCAAAAGTTAATGTTGCTATGTGGTAATTGCTTGTAGAGCTGGTCCAGTTCGTATGAGTCACCGCGATACCAAATTTGGTTCTTTGCTGCATTATCTTCAAACGTCATTGCCTCTGTAATTGTGATGACATTTGGCTGTGCCTGTTCCAGTTTGAGAAAGCTTCTCATACTCTTTCTGATCATGTCCATTATTCCCACTTTAGTTTTCCTTTCTTCCGATTATCTTCCTGTATGGCAACCATGCATACTGATTCGCATTGATTGTGTGATCATTTGCATCTTCCGGCTCATCTTTTCCTTCTTTCCATGAGTAAGTGTTTAGCTCTTTGATATGATTCATACAATGACTTAACACATAGTAACAACCTTGAGCTAACCAACCAATTTGAAAGTTGATCCGGTCAATAATCTTGGTTTTCTTATAAGCATTGTTAAAGATATACAGACAGCCGTATTGTCGCTTGTATTTGTTTAATTCTGTAATTGTTGCTTGGTCCGCACTATCAACAAAGACATCACGCGCCAATCCCCATTCACTACGATTGCGTTCTAGGAAATTGATAAACTTGACCACAGTATCAGATGGTGCAATCGGTACATCAAGATCAGCGTTGTTGTAGACTTCCTCATCCAGCGTGTATAACTTTCCGTCATCTGATATCCCTTGGAAAATCATTGCAATTGTATCCGGACTACTTGCTGAGTAAGCTGTATCTAGTCCAGCTGTGAACCGCTGGAACGTGACCGTATTCTTGACAAAGGACTTACTCAACACATGTTTTTTACTATCAAAGTTAACGAAGACAATTCCTGTTGCTCGGCCACGTAGACCAAGTATTTTATTTTTGTAGAGCTTAGTCCCAACTGGTGCCGCATCCTTTTTCTTCTGGATGGCTTCTGGTGTCAGTGACAGGTTGTCATTAAACGTAAAAAACCAGTAACGCCATTTAGGGTTAGCTGGCTCTGATAGGTCTCGCATAATTTCTTCCGGCACATCGCCTGCGTATTTTTTGTACGGTCTCGCCTTGTTGATGAACTCTTTGTAGACTGGTAAATCAGGATTATCCGGATTGAGCGTTGCCATCAAATAATCATTACGTGTGGACAACTCACGAACAAACTCAATGTCAGCTGTGTTGACCTCATCAATATAGACACATCCATACTGTCCACCGAGAACCAGCTTCCATTTTTCCTTATTGTCATACCCCAATACATAAATGATTTTCCCCTCAAACTTGATGTGAGGAATCTTCGAATCTTTATCACCATTACCACAGTAGACGGCTGATTTGTGTATGTCTAAAATTCCGTTGTCCTGATTAATGATGTTCTTTTCGGCTACACCAACTGTCTTTGCTGCAATGATATGAAACTTCTTTGTGCTCCTACTGACTGCTCGCATAAACTTAACACCAACACCAACCGTTGTTTTTCCAGCGGCCGTGGTACCTTCCAAAAAGTCAGCATCAACATTATTAAAGCTGTTGCAAAAATCAATGTACTTTTGAGATAGAGGGAAACTATTCGTCAAGGCCATCACCGCCCAACTGACTAACAATATCATCAAACTTCTTAGTTTCGTTTACCGTGGCATTGATGTCTACTTTATCAGTCCACATTTGATGTCGTTTCCCTAGTAACTCCAAAGCTTTGTTCCTATCGCTGTTCTTTGTTGGATACTCGACAAGTTGAGGGATTTCATTGTAGACTTTTACAGACTTACCAGTCACGGGATCAGTCATCAACTCAGCTACTTTTGTCGTGACTACTGTTGTTTCTTTTGCTTGCCCTGATGCAATCTCTGACAGCATCACAAGTATTTGTTTTTGAGTCAGGATTTTTTCGTCCTGAATTTCATCCATTCTTTTTTTGATATATTCAGAAATGTCAACTTTTGTCAACAATCTTTGTCCTTGACTTCTAGCAGTCTTTTCACTATACCCTGCCTTAATAGCTGCATCTGTTGCATTCCCGCTGATGATGTACTCATCTGCGAATCGTCTTTGTCTTTCATTCAATTTTCCATCACCACCTTTTTAATAATTAAAAAAGCCACTCGATGAGTGACTTAATGCAAGGCGACTACTACCTTTCGTGTTAATTAGAAATCAATTTGAAAGTTTTCCTTTTTTTTATTTTTTGTAGTCATTTAAAACCTCTGAGGGAATCAAACCCTCTAGCTTATAACTTACCTAGGATATAAGTAGCTACGCAATCATGCGAGGTCCAGTCGCTCCGCAACCATTTGTAAGTTAATGAGTGATATATGAATGCTAAGCCTGTTGCCTACCCTGTTCTAGGACACAAAACACTCAAAGGAGAGTGTGGGATTTGAACCCACGAACCGCACATAGGCGACCACCCGTCTAGCAAACGGGCGCATTCAACCTGACTCTGCCAACTCTCCATGTCAGGGAAGGCTTACTGCCTTACCCTTAATTGTTGATACTACCATTCTAACAGATTTTTAGAACCGTGCCGTCCCAAATAGTCCCATTTTGAACTTATGACATCAGATAACTTCTTCTAAGGCTAAAATTGCCTCATTCTTCAATCTGTAATAGGTTGTACGACTCATTTTCAAGTCATAACAAATACTATCAGCCGTACCTTTATTGATATAAGTCATTCGTAGGATTGTTCTATGCTTAGGATTTGTCAGCTTGTTAATCATCCGCCCCAATTCCATTTTTCGATTTATTACAACATTGGTATCTTTCTCAATTTCGTCTTTCATCGTGATCAACTGAGCGTACACATCATCAATCTTTCTTGTCTGCCCACCTTTTACTTTAGCTTCGGCCCACTTTGGACTTGAGAGCAGGCCAGCCTCAAGTTCGTTGATTTCGTCAATACGACTCTGGATATCCATGTCAAGGTTCTGTAATTCGCTTAAAAGCTCTTTAGCCTTCACTCTCTATCTCCTTTGTGATATAATAATAGTGTTTGAAATTATTGCTGAGGTAGAGAGTACCTTGGCTTTTTTTGTTTTACAAAAGGCTCACTACAATCCACATCAAAGCCCAAAGGACAAGATACCAGTAAATAACTTTCCCCAGAACCTCCAACCAAGATTTTTCTGTATCGCCTTTCGGGTTTCCAGTAATCGCAGTAATGAGCAAATCAATTCCGACAGCCTGCCAGAATGTTATTCTTTGAATTTCAAATGTTGCTGCAATGATGTTATTCCAACCGTACTGAATGACTACTCCTGCGAGCCATAGACTGATAAATAAGGTTAGTATCATACCTAAGCAACTGCCTGCTGCTTGTGGTAAGGAGTTTTTATTTTCATTTTTCATCTGTCACCTCCTGAACTTCAATCCCTGGGCAATCGAATACCCAGCTGAACCCTGCATCTTCTAGTTCTTTGCGGGTGAAGCTATCAGTGGAGTTAATGTCGCTGGTCTTGATGACAAAATATTCGCCTGACGGATAAATATTCTTTACGATATGTTGGCCGGTTTGGATAAATTTAACTCGATACCGCTTCTCTTTCTCAATCTCGTAGCCGTCAAGCCAAGCACGAGCGAAAACATCTCTGTTTTCATTGATCCAAGATTTTATTTTTTCTCCCACAATACCCTCTTTGAAAATATAGTACATAACACGATACACATCATCGCTAGGTGCTATCTCTTCATAGTATCCTGAAGTATTTCTGAATTTAAAACCATTTCTTTTTACATTGGCAATCCAATCCGCCACGAACTGCGGGATTTGAATTTTTTCTAGTTCGTCTAGTTGTTCGATTGATTCCAATATCCAATTTCTATTAATTGTGATTGTATCTGCGATAGGCCCCTCTGTATAAGGCAAAACCTCGATACGTTTAATCAATTCCTGTTTACGCATTTTTCTACCTCCAATTCCTTTTCTAAAGTAGTTTTATTTGTTTTTCATAATCATTAAGTCTCTGTTGAGCAAGGTTAAAGATGCCTTTGTCAAGCTCGCAACCAACATACTCAAAACCTAACTCCTGACAAGCAATCAAGCTACTTGCTGAACCGACATGAGTATCAAGAATCTTATCTCCGTCTTTTGCGTAGTTCTGAATTAACCAGAAATAAAGATTGATGGGTTTTTGGGTTGGATGAATTCTAACCTCATTTAAAGCCTTGTTTCCTTGCTGGATATGTCCTTCGGATATTGACTTCCCTTGCAACATACCATTCCACATATAGCGAAATAGTCGCGTGCTATCATGCAAACTGCAGTATGCTAGCTCGCAATCTGAAAAACTTGAATGACCATTAACTTTGTCCCAAACGATACGTCCAGAGCCAAAAGAATAGTCGAAATAATTTACTCCCCAAATGATTTGATTTTTTGAAACTCTAAAAAGTTCGTCAAAATAATCTCGATTTGGAATTTGCCACTCTGATGTTCTGCCATACAGTCTATTGACACCAATCGGACTGACTTTTCGACCATAGTATTCTCTTTTTTCCGGGCCAGAAAAATATGGTGGATCTACAATAGCTAAATCAAAATAGTTATCAGGATATCTTTTCATGACATCCATACAATCTTCATTAAGAAATAATTTCAAGTTCTCACCTCATCCATCTTAACTTTATACATTCGATTCCCTCGATACTTGCTCTCAAGCTGAACCTTGCATTTGGCAGCATCTCCCTCTTTCTTAAAGAAGTGAGTTTCATCTACCATATTGTCAAAATATAGTGTTACTGTATATGACATTTCTTCTCCTATACTTATTAAAAAATATGTTTGTTTAATGAATATTTTTTCTAAGGTTACAGGTTACATCACTTTTTGAAAAACATATTTTATAAGAAACAAGAATGCTGTTATATCAACGTTTATAGCACTTGCTATTTTTACTTATTAAATATTTTATATAAATGATGTAACCTTACTAATAGACACCCTAAAACATCAGTAGTATCAACGGGTTAGGAGGGTTACATCACTTTTTTTAAAATTTTATCAAAAACAGCACTCAAACCATTGATATAATTGACTTTTCTTGCGGTTACATCAATGATGTAACCTGATGTAACCGAAGCACGATTTTTGACCATTTTTTGCCTAAAAGGTTACATCATTTTCACTAAGGTTACATCACTTCTGTTTGTATATTTTTTCTAAAATATGCACGTAGTGTCTTACCTTTAACCTTCTTTATTTTGTATTCCCAATCCTGATTGTTGTCCATAATCAACTTGATTTTCCTAGCAATCTTTTCACCTCTTGCGCTATCGATATCAAAGACATTCTTCAATATCTGTTTAGCAGATACACTCGATTGAAGCTTCACACCTTCATATAGCAGACCGGACTCATTGCGATAGCTACCGTCATTGAAGTAGCACCAGGTATATTGATGTTGCTGAGTGACTGAGAAATCTTCCCATTCTTCTGGAACCAGCATTTCAAGATAGTCATATACTTGCGATTCGGCTTCATCTTTATAAGTGAAGCGCTCCTTATAGACCGCAAGTTCATTTTCGAACTCATCATCAAAGGTAAGGATAAATCCTTTTTTGTAAATAGCGACTGCTTCACCCCAAAGCTGGAGCACATCATGATCGGTCATATCAAATGGCTTTACAAACTGCTGGCCTGCATCCACCAGCACAGGCAGAAAGCGCCGCTCGCCAGTCTTGTCTCCCAGGTACTCAATTTTATTGCTGGTCCTTGCGATCACAAAGTTTTTAGGGAATTTTTCGGCCCTTCGACCGTAGGATCTACGGAAAGAAAGTTCTGTTTTAGTCACGAAAGCTTTTAACTCATCAAAAGTGGTCTTCCTAGAAGCAACCATCTCATCATCGTTGACGATCAGTGATTTCAGCATAATCTCATAGTTATCTTTGTCCATAAAATCCTTAGCTGAATCTGTGTACCAATCGACGGCTATTTTTTGCAAGAAAGTGGTCTTTCCAGCCCCCTGGCCACCGACAAGATCCAGTGTGTAGTCAAATTTAACCCATGGATTAAAAACCTTGGAGACCGCCCCAACAAAGAACATGACGGCTATTTTTTGAACGAAAATACTGTCCTCGGCACCTAACCAAGTTTGAAATACCTGGGCAAGTCGTTCTTTATGATCCCATGACTCATAAGCATTTTCCATATATTCTTTAACCGGATTGTAGGTTTTTTCTGCAAAGAACGCTTCGATGCCATCCCTTAATGCTCCAGCCTTGAAAACTGTCTTGAAGTGATTTTCTAAGTAAACGCTCAAATAGGATTCGAAGGCAGAAGATAGCTGCCCCTTTCTCAACTGGATAGCATCCAGTTTGACATCCTCCACAATTTCATGTTCTCCAGTAAACTCATTGTGCCGGAGAAAATCATTGAGCTTACTGTCACTTTTCATGGCAAGTAGTACATTTCTAGGACTGTCAGCCACAATAGATTCAATTTCAATCTGTTCGCCTTCTTCATTTAAGATTTTTTTCTTTCTGCGTGAAAATTGCTTAATTGAAATATTCGTAACATCACCTATTATGGCCACCCCCCCTCATATGTTTCTTGATCATGGATTCGACAGTCCTACTTAATTCTTTGTGACTAAGAGGTTCTACTGAATTGTTATTGGCTGTTTCTGCTAGTTGCAGTATACAGTTCGGTTCTACTGACCTGCTCAAGAGTCCGCCTACAAATTTTGCAAGTGTATCATTTCTGCTGCCTTCATCGCCGAAGCCTAGGACAACCATTTCAAATAATTCGGTTGTTCTGTTTCGTTTGCCAGCACCTTTGCTGATTTGATAGTAGATATTATCCAGATCGCTACCAGAGTTCTTTTTGTTGTATTCCTTCTTAATGGCCATAACAAGAGATCGACTAGCAGTGACCATAGTGCCACCCTCTTTAGATTTTTCTAAGTCCCAGGCATATTCTCCTTTTGGGGTCTTAGATGGAGCAACTAAAACATAGTTATTTGGATGCGCCTTGATGTCGACGCCAGGTAGAAAGCCTATCATTTGAGTCATGGTCACGTCTGGATGCTTAAAGTAAAAGATATGTTTTCCACCACTTGCAGTTCTTGCCTGCAGGGTTGGAGTTATCAAATTCAGATGCTCCCAATTTGCCAAGCTCTCGTATCCGTTATGCTTACCGTGTAAGTCAATATCGATTACGAAGAATTTGTCAGTCCGGACAGCAATGTTGCTATCCGGATACTGACTCCAAAAATCCTCAATTTCTTGCGCAGTCATAGCTGGTTTATCAGCAAATTTGATCATCGGTTGCTTATTTGAAGGACTAATAGGAATAACCGAAAATCCTTTTTTTTGATAAGCCAAGGCATGTTCTTTCATTCCCATTTAGTAACTCCTTAGAATGGTAAATCGTCGTCTTGAATATCCATCGGGTTGTCATTCCCAAATGTATCATTCGAACTTTGTTGATTGCGACTTTCCAACATTTGGAAATTCTCAGCCACGACTTCTGTCACGTAGACACGTTGTCCTTGCTGGTTATCGTAACTACGAGTCTGAATACGGCCTGTCACCCCGATAAGTGAGCCTTTTTTAGCCCAGTTTGCAAGATTTTCGGCTTGTTGGCGCCACATAACGCAGTTGATAAAGTCAGCCTCGCGTTCGCCATTTTGACTCTTGAATGTACGGTTTACTGCAAGAGTAAAAGTCGCAACTGCTACATTTTGCGGTGTATAGCGGAGTTCAGCATCACGGGTCATGCGCCCTACAAGTACAGCATTGTTAATCATTATTTTATTACCTCCAAAATTCTACTGAACGTACTCTCATGAAATGAGTATAATCCAGGGTTATTTCTCTTCAAAGGCTTGATAATTTTAGTAACAATTTCTTTTAAGGACATATCTGAAATTTCAAGCCAAAAGAAATCGTTCTTAGTGTAGTTGTAAACACAATCAATTTCTCCGTGCTTATAACATACACCCCAAATCTCACCTTGATGCTGATAAACTAGGATCTTATCATAATAAGCACTCTGTAATTCAATCGGACGTTTGCGCCCCAGTTCCGTATATCCCATTACTCAATACCTCTCGCTTTCTTCGCATCTGCGATAATCTTCTGAGCTTCCTTCAATCGATCAGCTGGAATGCTTTCAGGTTTATCAACACCCATTTTATCGATGAACCATTTTCCAATTGTTGCAGCAGGACTCCCTGTAGCTTCAGCCATATTTTTGAGTTCTGTCCGAATGGCTTTAGCCTGTGCTCCTGTAATTGTTTTGGCTCCGTTACTTTTAGCTGGAGCATTAGCCGGTTGCTTTTGCTGGCTATTTGTTTTTTGAGCTGGTTTTTGCGACGTACGGCCTGCTTGGCTATTCTGATTATGATATTCATCCGTATCAGGATCCTTATTGTCATCAATCATAAAGAGTCCGTTTAGCGCGTACTTACGTGCATAGCTGGATGCAGCACCTGTAACTTGACTACCATCCATCCCTTTTTTGCTATCATCTTCTCTAGCATAGGCTGTAGTCCCAATAGTTTCACCAACTGCATAAAGAGTCGCAGTTGCTTCGACATAGTACCTGTCGCCAATTTGCACAATTCCATCTTGTAAAATCAATACTGCATCGTGTTCCTGCAAGATTGGCTTCAGCGCTTCTAGGATGTCCTCTGCGCTTCGATAGCTATATTTCCCAAAACTGTTATACTGTCCTTTTGGAGCAACTAAACTCTGCTGAATGCTCTGTAAAGTGACAAAGATTGGGGATTGTTGTTTTGTTACCATACAGTTCCCCTTTATAAACTTCTCAATAGATCAAACAAATCAGGCTTAGTATTTTGACGCTCGATTTTTTGAACATCGCCACCATTTGGATAAGTTAGATCAAATGTAGCCTTAACCCGAACAATCTCCATTCCGTGTGTTTTAGCCAATGCTTTTAGCGCTGTTTTCTGTTCAAGATAACAATCATATGGCATTGTAAGAGCGCCTCGAATATCATCCACAAAACCGGCCTGAGTAGCTAATGAAGAACGCTTGTTCTTGAGTTCATTTAAAAAATGTCCGTTTTGTTTGTCACGCATTACAATATAATCACTTGAAAGTTTCATTTTGATTCTCCTTAAAAATAAAATTCAATGACACGCACGTCATGTTGTTGACGGCTGCCTGTTACTCGCCATAAAAGTTGGCGATAATCGTCATAATCTCCATCAGATGGATTAACAGGGTCTAAGACCACAATAGTTTTAAATTTATGCTGAAGGCCATCAACTCCTACACCCAAAACCTGGCTTGTAGCAACCACATTTGTCTGTTCTAAGGAGTCCTTCTTGTCTCCAGTCCAAATACCAATTTCTGGGTGCCGCTCTCTGATGACCTCTACAATCTGCTTGGATTTGCTAACTATCAACATTTCTGTCTTACTGGCCAGCAGAAGATCCAATTGAAGTAGCATTGGAGTATCTGCATTAACTGCTTTCAATTTTGGAAAGTCAACCTCAAAACCAGTCTGGATTAAGTATCGTTCGAAAGTTTTTCGGCCAAATGTCTGTTTTGCCATGGCGTACTTACCATCTTTTCCAACAATATTCAATTTTCTAAATTGTTCTAATTCCTCCGGATTAGCAGTTAAACACCAGATAGGTTCAAAGACAACCTCAAATCCGTTATTTTCTTCTGCTTCCTCAATGGCTTCGACTTCCTCCCATCGAAAAAAGTTGGGCAGATTGCTTACATAGTTTTCATAGTCTCGGAAGTCATCCCATTCTTGCTTAGAATAGCTGAATTTGGAATACTTCATCTTTCCATGGGCTAGTTGCCAGTTTTCTTTTTGGTTAGGATCAGCCATCCCAAAAAATGTTTTTTCTAGAGGGTAGAAGTTTTGCCCCTTCTTTCTGATTGGGGTTGCTGATAGTCCAACTGTATAGCCACGTTTGACCTTGCGATAAGCCTTCACGTTGGCATCACTAGACATGTTCTGCCACTCGTCAATAATGAACACATCACACTCAATAGACTCACCACTTGTAAGCCTGTTCTGCAATCTGCGGTCCGTCATCGTTTCTAATTCAAAATCAGTGTTGTATCCTAGATTTTGATAAGTGCTATTCCATCCGTTCAGGATAGCTAAACGATTATTGATAACCAGGACTTTTTTTGCTGACTTGTGCTTTGCTATTTCAAAAGCACAGATGGTCTTACCACGCCCTCCATACGCCTCAAGGAAAATCCCAGGGCAATTACGATCGCTTCGTTTAACTGCTTCAGCTTGCCATTTGCGTAATTCGATTGCCAATGTCCACAATCACCTCCTCGATGTCATTCCGTTGAGCATAAAATAGTCCAAGCCTTGCAGCTGCCCTCACATCATTGTGATGGCTTTTTTCAAAGGACCATAACCCAAGAGCTTTCAGCAAGTCATTTGGTATATCTGTCTGATAACCTGCGTTACGCTGCAGAACCAAGTCCGGATAGCAAAGTTCAATGGCTGCAATAGTTTCTACAACCGAGTTGTCCCTGGAATAATCATTGTCCCTAACTTCGAATTTTTCAACGACCACTATGTCGAATTCAAGACTACGACCAATCTCTTTGAACCAGGCTTTGAAGTTTTGGGCACCATAAGGGACCACCCAATAATCAACCAGCTTTGCATTATCCAAGAGTACAATCCCTGTTGTACTGGTTTCAATTTTGTTGCTTGATGGATCAATTGCTAAAATTTTCATCAAACACCAACTTTCTCAGTCAGCACTCCTGGATAAAGGGCCGTGTTAAACCAATTTTGTTTATTCACTTTTGCAAAGGCAAATAGCGCCTTAATTTCTTTTGCTTGTTTTTCGAATCTTCGGATATCTTCCTCCGATTCAAAGATAGGTTTTTCCTTGTATTTAGCGACTGTGACCAGCTTGTACTCTGGAGTAAATACCGGCTTTTCATTCCCTTGATCAAGATTTGTTTCATCCACCTTCACAAAACGAATCGCAACATCAAATAGAAAGCCTTCAGTAACAAGTACTTCAATTGATTCTGGTCCAATCACAACTGCTAGTGAATCTGTTACTCGTGTTTTATTCATCAATTCCATTACTTAATCCTCAAACTTCTACTTTCTTGCAAGGTAGCACCCTTGACTTTCTTACCTGCATTCAGCAATTCCTTGATAGCATTTTTGTCAGGTTTTTTTGCAATTACAAAATATTTCTTAGGCAGCAGATCCTCATCCACAATGACTGAAGGTTGATTTTTTGCCAGATAAACAGTAAAAAGTAACCCCTTAACCTTGTCATGTCCGGTGATTTCAAAAGCACCTTGCAAGCCAGTTTTAAGCTGTATGATGTCATTATCAATCGACTTGTATCGTGCAGTCAGACGGTCAATCTCTTCTTTGAGCTGTTTCTTATCAGCTTCTTTATTTTTGATAACCTTGACCGTATTTTCGACTTTCTCCTCGAACTGATCAGTCCAATCAATCGAATCCAGAGTGTCAACTTTTGTTTCTTCGTCCAGCCCTTCCATATCATTGATTTGTTTAAAAATCCCTGTTAGTTCGTATAAACTAGCCATTTTTTTCTACCTCTCTAATTTTATTTGTAAGTTTTGTTAGTCCAATACCAGATTTAGTCAAATCAGCGTTGGACGTAAATAAATGATTTTGATTCATTCTAGCAATTTCGTTCTTAGATAAACATGCCAGGTTAGAAATATCATAGTTTGTTTTATCACCGTCCAGAAAAACGATTGAGTACCCTTTTGGTATTGGTCCGTGATGGTCCTCCCAGACCTTGCGATGCTTCAAAACCCATTGATTAGGTTCTCCAATTTTCTCTTTTGGGTACCCATCTGTTGTGTAGTTGATAGTACCGACAGGAACATAATTCGGAGGTCGATTACCTTTTTTGAACTGCCCGCTGTTTTTTGGCATATTGGGGTATTTCTTCCCCTTATTGTGGGGAGTCTGACCTTTCTCGAATCTTCCCGTCAAACCACTATGTAGATTATTATTTCTCCGATAACTCTTAATCTGTTTCTCAGTTAGTGATAAGCCAAATTTTTGGTTCATTTTATTTGCGACATCACGAGAAATCTTATTTTTTTGAATTGACACAAGATAATCATGTTGCTCCCTCGTCAGCAATCGGCCTTGATAGATTTTCCCAACTGGTAATCCAAGGCGTTTGCGTACGCCGCCTATTTGAGTCTTGGTATAGTTTGTCCCAAATTTCTCATTTAGTAACCTAGTTACTTCGGGAGTTAATCGACCAGGGCATATTTCATGTATGTACTCCGTGTACTCATCCTTCCAGCATAGCGATCGGGGCATTGACTTCACCTACCTTGTCTTTGAATTTTTCAGCATCTAACGCCAACTGGCCAGCTTGTAGGATTTGACCTGAGATAGCGACCATTTGTTTCGAGCGCTGCAATTCCACTTTTAATTCATCTGTCGTAAGATCCCTGTCGTCCAACGTTTCTAGTTGGGCAAAAAGAGTATTGGTTAAATCTGTCAATTTATTTCGAACCATTTTAAACTCCTTCTTCTACACCTTTTGCGAGTCCCACAGGTGGTTCTACATCATAAGTAAATTGCTTATCTGAATTTCTCAAGTTTATGCGTGCGATGTTACTTGCTATTCGCTGGCGCTCTTGCTGTTTCATTTCAGCGTGGTCATCTAGTTTATTTACTAGCGACCACAGGATGATTCCAACGATTGTTGCCAGGTAAATGTATTCCATCATTTTGAGTTTTCCTTTTCTTTATAGATTGCCACAATGTTTTCAAGATCAGCAATACGCTGATTGACATTTTGAAGTTTTTCTTGTGTTTCAATCAGTGATTGATTGAGATCCAGAGCGACCACTCTCCAGTCCAGATTGGTTTCTTCGACCTCTTCCGAAAAGTAGTTTTTAATTCTTGTTAGTAGGTTCATCCGACTGACCTCATTTTCTTGCTTTTCACCATTTCTTTTTCCCAAGCTTGAGTCCCACGATATTGTAAGTATTCGTCAAAACCTTTAATCGTGACAAGCTGACCATCATTCCTAAGATGCTTCTGTTGGCTAGGTAGCTTCTTCATCTCGCGTCTCATGTCTCCCGCTTGTCGCTTTGAGCATCCAAAGATGTGTTCTAATTCTTCATCATTAGCAGAGACTTTTTCAATGATCACATCTTTAATTCTTACAATTTCAACTGCTTCCATTTTTGCTCCTTTCGTATTATAATTCAGTTAGTTATTTTGATTAGCGCCTGACTTCTGTTAGGTGCTTTTTTGTGCTACTCAATCCCGTAATCTTCAATCACCTGAAGAATAAAACTGTTCGCTCGTGGACCTTTTGTTGTTCCACTTAGAATGTTTGTCACTTCCTGTCGCTTAAAGCCGTAAGCAACCGCTAGAGTTGCTTTTTTAATCCCTTTCTCTTTCAAGAAAGCATTAACTCTTTCACGACCATTTGCGATATCTGGCATATACGTCCCTCCCTCTTTACTAATTTTGTAAATAAGAAACAACTAAAATTTTAACTATTTTTCTGCATTACACTTGACAACTCACACCAAATCGGCTAAAATGAAAGCATAATAAAAACAATGATAAATCTATAAATACCGTTCGCCAAAACATTTTTTATGATTTATTTTCTTAGTTGTTTTTTTAGTTGTAACTTACTTACAAAAAACATTTTACACCTTTTGGGATAATTAGTCAACCTTTTTACACCAAATTTGTTAAATTTTTTTGTAATGTCTTAGAAAGGTTGATTTAACAATGTTTGAGACATTTGAAAAAATTAAAGAATTAGCAAAAAAGCGTGGAAAAGCTCTTGGACAAGTCGAAGAAGACTTGGGTTATGGCAGAAATACACTGTATAAGATAAAAAACTCTACTCCAAATGCTGAACGTATCGCAGAAATTGCTAACTACTTCAACATATCTACCGACTACCTGCTCGGACGTACGGATAATCCGACTATTGCAAAAGATGACAAGGCAAATGAATATCTCGGTCCAGCTGAGACTGAACTTGTCGCAGCGTTCAGAAATCAGACCCAGAACATGACCGAGGAAGAAAAGGTTCGTTTTAACAAGGCGATTGAAAGCTTGATGGTAACTGCTAAAACCCTGATGGACGATGACAGTAAGTGGAGGTAATTATGGCTAGAGAAATTATTTCCCGTAGACAGTACATCCAACACTGGGATTACGCTGTCCCGGTGATCGAAGCAGCGTCTCGACAGAATAATATTTCACTTGAACAAGTTACTTTTCAGCACATCATCCGTTACTTTGAACAGACTTACAACCTTCATTTTATCTTCTTTGAAAAGGACCCGTTTCCTATGCTCCCTTCAGCCGGTCTACTTAGTTCTGAATACATTAAATATCGAGGGCTTGTCAATAATCCAGATGTTACTTACTTGGATGATATCATCTGTAAACACAATGACGGCTTTACCATTTATAGCAAAGAAAAAGAAAAGTACCTTGTTTATATCAATCAAACACATATCAAAAGACGGATTATCTTTACCATTTTGCATGAATTAGCCCACATCGCTGCTCATTTTAGCACGGGTCGTTCTGATGAGGTCGCCCTGGCTTGCGCTAACAACTATCAGAGCAATCCGCTAGAGATAGAAGCTAACACTATGGCCTCTCTCTTTTATATCAATAATGAGCGCATGGTCTGGCACCTCAAAAACAAGCACTCGTACGAGCAAATTAAACAAGCAAATACAATCAGTGATAACGCTCTTTTTAATCGATTAGTTGATTTTGTTCATTATCGGATATTGAGCTATGATGAACACTTATTGGACGACCAACAGCAACGACGAGTAGCTATTGAACTCGTTACAAAATACAAACAAGGGAACAATATCTTACAACAATATTATGATATTGAAGTGTAATGCTAAAAGCAGATGTGATATCTGGTACATTGTAGCGAGGTATTGAGAAAAATAAAAACCCATAACCTCGTCGGCTATGGGTAAGAAAAAAGAGTATAAAAGATTTTTAAATAGTTATTGTTTTGGAGGTTATTATGAAATTTTGTCCTGAATGTGGCAATCCAGTAGAGGGTTACAAGTTCTGTTCAAATTGCGGTTATTCTATTGCTAACCAAGAACCAACCGAACAAGCTCAGCCAGTCGATAAACCGGCTTCTCCATCTCCTGCTCCACGAAGTAGAAAAACGGACAAAGTCGGACCGCTTGAAATTGATAGGTACAATCGCACTTATCGCATCCACGGTGCCCAAAAAGCAAAAGGCTCATCTGGTCTAGTTGGTGGAGCAATTAAAGGCTCGGTAAAAGCTACACTTGCGGTTAGTACAATGGGGTTATCGTTAATACCGTCATTGGTAAAGAAAGATAAGAATGACACTGATTGGTATTCATTCGAGGATTTAGTATCCTATGAATTGATTGTAAATAATCAGACTGTTGTTTCGGGTGGTGTTGGTCAAGCTTTGGTTGCAGGCGCTATGTTTGGAGCGATTGGTGCTGTCGCAGGCGGTATCGTATCTAAACGAAAATCAACTACAAAAATTTTGAACATGACAGTCCGTGTGACCTCAAACGACTTCACCAAACCAGTCATATTCATTGACTTGATAAAAAAACCAGTAAAGAACACTTCGAAAGAGTACAAAGAAGCAGTTGAAAACGCTCAACGGATCATGGGAGCCTTGGACGTTATCGTTCATAATTCGTAA